CACAATACTTGATAATAGACCATTGACGCAATTACAGACCGATTACAGGGCGTTAGATGCCAAGTTGATACAATCTATCACTAAGGCGGAGATTGCCACAGAAACGAAAAATAAACAGCGTGGTAAGTTATTATGGTCAATAGGATTGAACATACTTTTAATACTGCTGATAATTGCACATTATTTGCGTAGATTTGGGATATTGAATTAGTCAAGTCGTTTTAATGGTAAGACGGCACATTTGCTGATACGAGTTCAAATCTTGTCTTGACTAAGGTTTTTTCATAAGGATTAATTTTCCCTGACTATTTCTATAGTTGGGGTTTTTTATTCCAAATTAATGTTGTAGATTTGCAATTCAAAAGGTATTCAAGGGACTACACCGCACATCTGATGTACGAACGTAGGGTAAAATATTGAGTACCTTTTACCTTATTTCCTGTCGTAAGATAGCACCCCTATAACGTTACCCATATTGGTCTATGGTTGAGGGTTTACAAAATCAGAGTTTTCGACTTCCGCTGATTGTAACGTATAATATTAGCCTACCTTTATTGGTGGGCTTTTTTATTTACCTTTACCGCACAATAAGTGTAAGCATATAATTTGACATTGCAATAAATTAGTAATAATATACCTTTACATTATGAAAGACGCAATAAGCATACAGCGAGTAACTACACTACACCCATTAGTGCGTGATACCTTTACTAAGTTCATACAAGCCGCAGAAAGCGAGCTAAATATAACGCTAAGGGTAACACATGCACTTAGGACAATAGCCGAGCAAAACGCACTATATGCGCAAGGGCGTACAACAGCAGGTAAGATAGTTACAAATGCTAAAGGCGGGCAATCGTTTCACAACTTCGGACTTGCCATTGACGTAGTGGAGTTGGTAGGCAAAACTGTAAATTGGAACTTTGATTATTCCAAATTAAAGCCCATTGCAGACCGTTTCGGCATAGAGTGGGGCGGTACATGGAAGTTTGTAGATAAGCCCCATTTTCAAATTACATTTGGATATGATAAGGCTACCCAATTAGCAGTATTGCCAAAAGATAGTAAAGGCTACCCAATAATAAAATAATAATTTCAACCTACTTAAATTTGTGTAGTTTTGCAAACATTATTCACATAACTGCAAATAATGGCTAATCAATACACAAAAAGTAAGTATGAGTATTTGAATGATGAGATTATAACGGAACTAAATTCAGGCGGTTCAGCAGCAGGTACAGCCCGAAAAATAGTAGATAAACATAAACTAGATGTAACCCCCGAAGCGTTTAGGCTACATATTAGAGCATTACAAAAGAAACAACAACACCCACTATTATCAGATGAATGCGAACAATTAGGAATACCGCTAGACGATGTTAAACATTATTGGCATAAGGGCAAAAGTTTTTCTATTTTTGTTAAGGGCGAACAAGTTAGCTATGAAGATATACGCAATTCTATCATAGCAGATATAACCAACTATGCACCGATATACCCAACCATACAATACAATCAAGACAGCGAAGGTTATCTGCTAGTAATAGACCCAGCAGATATACATTTAAATAAACTATGCAGTGCGTTTGAAACAAATGACGCATGTAACCATGACATAATATACAACCGAGTAATTGAGGGCGTAAAGGGGATTTTAGGGTACGTAAGGGGCTTTAAGATTGACCAGATACTATTCGTAGCAGGTAATGACATACTCCACGTGGATAGCCCTAAAAACACCACTACATCAGGTACGCCACAAGATGCGTCTATGATGTGGTATGACGCATTTGTACTAGCTAGAAAACTATTAACCGAGTGCATAGAATTACTACTACCTATTGCACCTGTACACTTTCAGTATAACCCCTCAAACCATGATTTTACAAATGGGTTTTTCTTAGCACAAACAATACATGCGTGGTTTGCGAAATGCGAAAACATTACATTCGATACCTCAATGGCACACCGTAAGTACTACACATACGGTCAAAACATAATCGGTACTACTCATGGCGATGGAGCAAAAGAAACGGATTTGGCGTTATTAATGGCACATGAGGTTGGCGAAAATTGGCACAAATGCAAACATAGATACTACTATACCCATCACATACACCATAAGAAGTCAAAGGAATATATGAGTGTATGTGTGGAGTCGTTACGTTCGCCAAGTGGTACTGACGGTTGGCATCATCGCAATGGGTATCAACATGCACCAAAGGCGATTGAGGCTTTTATACATAGCAAGAATAACGGTCAGATTAGCAGGTTAACCTACATATTTTAAATGAAATAGCCCACTATTTAAGGTAGTGGGCTATCAATTTACTTTGTGTTTATTTCCCTTTGCAAGTACCAAATAGCTTTATTAATATCTTGTTCTTTATTCCCTTTCCTATCAGCACGTAGCAGATACTTTAAAGCGTTACCCATGTTAAAATTTAGCTTAAAAGCATCAATAATATCAATTACCTCATACCCATCTACATTGTAGTGTTTCGGGTGGTTTACCATGTCGGGCTGTTCACTCATTTTATATTGTTTAAAAAGTTATCGAAATCATTAACATTGTTTGCTTTATGTGCAACTTCTAGTCCAAAAAAATACGCATCTCTTACCATTTCATAAACCACACCAGCAAGCACCATTTTAGCCTGTATTTCGGCTTGTATTTCCTCATGTGAGGTAATCTCTACAAATGGTTTGTTTTGGGCTTGTTTTAGCTTATTAATCAGCAGTTCGGCTATTTTACGTTGTTGGGTGGGTGTCATTGTTTATGTTTTTTAAGTATGTTCATTGCATCGTTTAGCACACTGATTGTAAATGCTAACAGTATGCAGTTAAGTAATATTAAGCCTATTATAATTTGCTGCATTATTTACCGTTTAGTTTGGTTATGTAATCTTGATATTCGGCTTCGGTGGCTGGTTCAATACCTTCACTATATGAAATCAAAGTGTGCCATTCATCAAATCTTGTGTTTTTGACATACACAAACACACCAACATTTTTATATTCAACCTTAGCAACAAACTTTGTCGTTTGGCTTTTCACATACTTTGGCAAATCGTAAATGGTCAAACCTTCCCACCACTTTAAGGGGCGAAATAAATGAGGATAATCGGGGCAAAAAGTAACCCACCTGTGCGGATTAGTTTCATCTTCATGACCCCAACAATCACTACATAATGCGTGTACTTTAGGGTACAAAATATCCCCTTTAAACAAGTGCGTAAAATGTGGCATTGGTGCTACTACCTCGTATCTGTTATTGTTCATTCCAATTCGATTTAAGTGTTTCCAAATGTTGTATTGCCTTATCGCTTTCCTCACGTATTACACGTATCATATCGTCTGCTAATGGTGGCGGTATCTGCTTAGTTTTACCCTTACAAATGTCATATACATATTGTGGGTGTACTTTTAGTACCATCTTATCCCATAGCTTGATTGCTTTAAAAATGTCGTTAATTCTCATTAGTTTGTGTATGTTTTGGTGAAGTAATTTTATTTGCTAAATTTTCCCATGCCTGTTCAGGGGTGTTAAACTTTATGGTTATATCGTCCCCGCCCTTTTTGTTTTTGATATAATACCTAAAAGCGTGCGTTTCCGATACGTTGTAATCCCATTCGCAATATGCCATAGGGTACACCGATAGTACCTTTTCTTTCGCTGTCTGTGCCATGTGTTATAATTTTTCACAAAGATAGTCTAATCCACCGAATAAACAAATAAAAATATTTTTTTACAAAAGTTTGTAGTTTCAGAATTGTTTTGTACATTTGCTAAACAAAACACAACAACACATGAATAAGCACAAAGTAACCGTAACATTTAATCATCTACTTTCAGACCGAATGATGAAAACACCAACGTTTGTACGTTTATTTGGTAGAATACCCGAAATATCTAATTATACAGCACTACCAAATCAAGAATATACATTCATAGCTAACAATACTCTTATGGGTGATATTCGTACAATGAGCAATGTTTTTACTTGCGTTCAATCAGTTTCATTTTCTAAAATATAAAAACATGCCAACATTTGAGCAAATGCAGTTTTCACAGGAAGTCAATCAAGGTCAAGATTTCGACAGTACAGACACTAGCAAGGTAGACCAATACAAGCCATATAATTACGATTGTGGCAGCTACACACACCGATACAGTAGACGGTGGACAGATTTAGATGCAGACAGTAACGAACAAGATTTTGACAATTAATTTTTAACCAACTAAAACAACACAAAATGAGCGCATTTACCAATTTACTAATGTTCGCCACAGAACTAACACCAGTGCAAAGTAAACGTTTCCTTGACCTACTTTCAGCACACATCACAGAGGAACAAAGGCAGGTTAATTTACTACTTGCCGACACATCAGCAGATAGCAAACCCTTTGAAGTTGTCGCCATAGCAGGTACAGCAGATACGTTATTATCTAACCCACATCAAACAATCGAAGGATGCTAGACATACAAGTAGAAAGCCCCGAAGTACTAAAGATATTGGGCTATATCGTAGCGATTGTAGTAGTGTTTTTTACCATAGCTATAATGGTTGAGGGCAAAAGCACTAAGCGCAAAAAACAACACAATATTTTTGATGAAACGGATATATACTAACATGATACCGCAACAAATAGAACTAATAGCCTACACCGTAATGGCACTAATCGGTATTATTTACTTACTAAAAAACAATAAAACAAAATGACACAAAAAGAAATTAAAAACAACCTACCAAGATTACCGTATTGGGTAGTAAATTCTAAAGCAGAAGACCCCAAAATAATTAAAGACGATAATTGCGATACCGTTTGTACCGTAGATACGGAATGCGGTATAATTGTAGATGTTGCAATTACTAATGGTATATTATCAGCCATTAACAACACATACGGCAAGGGCATCAACCCTGAGAGTGTGCCTGATATGTTTAATGCGTTGCAATCACTACATAGGGATTTAATTAATTATGGAAGCTATAAATCAGCAGAAATTATACAAAACATTCTAAAAAACGCAACACTATGACACGTAAACGCAAACACGAACTATTTGTAACATTCCACTACCACACCGCAAGACGCAATAAACGCAAGTACACTAATCTATTCACCAACTTTTTAAACAACCTCAAATGCACATTTTCAAAGCAATCGAAAACAAACTAACAATAGTTACCACCAGCATTGAGCAGCGCAATTTCTTAACGTCTGTACTTGACTATATGCAGCAAGAACCAGCGTTACCGTTTAATAAGGATAGTGATACAGTATGTAAATGGCTACTATGTGGAGATTACATATTTTCATTTAGCAAAGATGCAACAGGGCTTAAATTTACAGACCTTGACCTAACCTTCACCATCAAACAACTATCCGCAATTTTTGGCAAACATAGCAGCACCGTACATCAGTTACTCAAACGACCTAACAACTGGAGCAGCCACAACATAGCAAGTAAAAATAAATGTGGTAAAGAGATAGTAGTTACTTTGAAGTTTAAATAGTATTTTGTACATTTGCGTATTATCAATTAAAAACACACAAACACATGGCAACAGAAACACAACAATTACAGTTAGTCAATCCACAAGACCTTTCGTTTGTAGACGAAAACATTTTAACAGCTAAACAGCTACAAAGCCTACTAAAGCACACCCCACCGCAATACGTACATACTAGACCTGCAAAGGGTGGTGGCACATGGGAATATGTATCGGGTGGGTATGTGCGTAAAGTACTTAACCTTATGTTCGGTTGGAACTGGTCATTTGAGATAGTAGATGAAAAAATACTACATGGCGAAGTAGTGGTAAAGGGTAAATTGACTTGTACAAGTAACGGCACATCTATAGTAAAAATGCAATTCGGCAATAAAGATATTATTTACAAAAAGTTGCAACAAGGCGAAACTGAAAGAGTACCGCTATCAATAGGCAATGACCTAAAGGCAGCAGCTACAGACGCACTAAAAAAGTGTGCAGCAGAAATAGGAATAGCAGCCGACATTTACAATAAACAAGACTTTAAAGCGGTAATGGTTGATACATCAGTAACAGACATTGAAGACCTTAAAGAACTGTTTGAAATGAAGCGTGAGGCAATGACCGCAGACCACATCAAAAACGCTGAACGCATAATCAACAACAAAGAAATAAAGTCATACAAAAAATTATTTGACCAACTAAAAGCACTATAATGAGCATCATAACTAACACACAAAGATTAGGGAATTTCACTAGCAGTAACATTTATAAACTGCTATCTAAAGCCAAAAACGGAAAGGACTTTGGCGCACCTGCATTAAGCTATATCGAAGAGTTGAACATAGAGCGTGAAATGGGGATACACTTAGGCAATGAAACAAGTGCAAGACCTTTAGACTGGGGTAAGCATTGCGAACAATTCGCATTTGACCACATCAGTACAGAATACATAATTACATCAGACATTACAACCGCACACCCTACATTACCATTTTGGGTAGGTAGCGCAGACGGTTACAAAGAAGATACCGTATTCGACCTTAAATGCCCTATGACTAGAAAATCATTTTTTGGTTTGGTAGCTGGCGACAATATCAGAAGTATGATAGATGGGTTTACACGCAATGAGTTTAAATATAAGGCACATACAGACGCTGAAAAATATTATTGGCAGTTAGTATCCAACGCTATTATTTTGGGCAAAAAATACGCTGAATTAATAGTTTACATGCCTTACCAAAGCGAACTACTAACAATCAAAGAGGCTGCAAAAGACTTTTATAATTGGATACATTACAGCGCAGATATTGAACTGCCATATTTGCCCGATGGTGGCAAGTTCCAAAACATAAATATTATACGTTTTGAAGTTCCGCAAAGCGACATTGACCTACTAACAGAATGTGTAACCGAAGCATCAAAATACCTCATTACACCATGATAATAACAGCAAAATATATAGAAGAGCAGTTTTGGTTAGAACGAAAGTATAAAGGAGTGCTAACAGTTGAGCGAATAGAGCAAGTAGTTTGCAGTCATTTTAAGGTGACCATTGAGCAAGTGAAGACAGGTAGCAGGCGATACAATATAACCGAGTGTCGGCATTTAATATGGTACTATTTGCGAACTACTGGAATGACATTGCAAGCCATTACCAATATGTACAATAAGAAAGACCATACAAGCGTAATCCATGCACTAAATAAAGTTGAAAGGTTACTGCAAAATGACGATGAAATGAAGTACAATATATCAGCAATTAACACACAGCTAAACTTACAGAAATGACCACTAACAGCCAATCAGAATTAAAGGGATTAGCCAAAGATTTACGAAGGCTTTTGTATCTCAATCAAGCGCAAACATTCACCATTCAATCAATACTAGCCAACCCAATTTGCCAACCGATACTGAAAGACATAATTAAAAAGCAAGTAAATGCAATGAATTATGTTAAGAATGAGATAAAAAGTAGGGATAAAGCAGATACATGGCAAACTATACAGAACGAATTGGATAGCGACCGCATGCACGACATTGCCCTACACATTGATTTTATCGCAGATATTGCCAACATTGCAGAAATAACCGAGATATTACAGGAACATTATAACGAACAACTAAAAACTAATCAAAATGCCTAAAATAGGACATATAAAAGTAAAAGTAGCACGTAACGCATATCATGTGATGGAACACATAGGGGATAAAAAATACAAAAAGATTGCCACACTGTACAAGTTTGCAGATACTTTGCCATACAGGAATAAAAAGTGGATGACACACAACGGTCAATTAAAGTATCGTGATTTTCCCGACCCAAAAGAAAAAACAACAACACCAATTAAAAGCCGTAACATTGCACCACCAAAACCAAAACGCACAAAGGTAGTACAGACGATGGAATGTACGCTTGCTGCTAAGGATAAAGCACTACAGCGAATTGAAACTAAAGAAGGGATAGTGATTGCCGAGCAAAATAGACCGCAAAAAGTAAGAGTGATAGTAGATAGTAAGACTAGCATAATGGTGTACCCTAATGAGGCGGAAAATGCCATTGCAAGGTTTAATAAACGGTATCAGCAATCACAAGAACAAAGCCACAACCACCAGCGCAAACCATTACCAAAATCAAAGGTTAAACAACAGCAATCAGATTTAATATTTTATAACTAACTAACACACAAATTAACACACATGTTTAATGCAGACTTTTATCCAACACCACCAAATGTAATAGAGCAAATGTGTATGGGTGTTACTATTGACGGCAGCATAGTATTAGAGCCGTCAGGCGGTGCAGGTCATATAGTTGACTACCTGAAAGCAAGTGGAGCAAAACAGGTTATATCATGTG